CCTAATTGATTACCTCTACCACTAAAGCCTCCACCTAATACTTGACCTGCTCTACCACGTTGTGTGACCATCATCATATTGTCATATTCTAGCTCGAATTGCATTGCGTCTGCAACTTGTTGACCTAGATCGTTTATCTCTATCAGACAGTATGCTTTGTTATAATGATCTCCTACTTTCTTCAACATATTAGGAAAGACAATCGGTTTGATTTCATTGTTTCTATACTTTGCAACAATCTTGTAGGGTGCTTTTGTTGCGTCAATTACTACGAAAGCAGAATAGTCATTACTGATACCTCTTGCGACATCAACAGTCATAACATAAGTATGACCTTTGATAGGCATTTCGTATATGTCTAGTCCACCAGGACTCTTTTTAGGGTCTACGACAGCCATCGCTTTAAGTTTTTGTGCATTGATAAGAGTATCGATACTACCTAGAAACTCACACTCAAACTCAGTCTGAAATTGTTCCACACTTGTGTTCTTGATTGTTTGTTCTTTCCATTTGTCATCACGACCTGGCACTTCTGACCAGTGTACTTCTATGGGTTTAAAAGTATTTTTCTTGTTGACTGAATCCATCCACATCTTGTAAAACATATTCATTCCGTGAGGTGTAGATACGATCATAACTTTAGAAGACTTACCAGATGATATCGTGGGATATACTGAACTAAAAAATTCTTCGGCAATGTTATTGGGTACATAGGCAAACTCATCTAAGAATATAATGTTAAAGGTACTTCCCCGAACAGCACTAGAAGATGTACTCGCCGCTACGATTCTACTTCCGTTTTCTAATTCTAGGGAACCTTTGTTCCAGTTAAGAACGCCTTGTTGCATCCATTTCGGCAAGTACTCGTAAGCAAGTTGCAGTCGCCCTAGTAAATCCCTTGCCGTAGAAGATTTGTTGGCGAGTATTGCAACATTCACATTATCGTTAAACAAAACGTAATGTAAGAGGTAGGAGACAATGATAGTTGACTTTCCACTTTGTCTAGGTAATTTACATATCGTAAACCTATTCTCGTGAAAAGTATCTACCATCTTCCGCTGAAAGTCATACATCTCAAAAGGTACAAGACCTTTATCAATTGTGACTATTTTTAAATATTGTTCTATGAAATATTTAGGATCCTCAAGGCACTTCATCACTTCATCTATCTGTTTCTTTGTAAATCTAGATTTTGTGTGTGCCTTTTTTAGATTAGGATTACCTAAGTATTGATCTAAAGTTGCCATTATTTTTTATCTTTGTTTTTCTTTATCATCTTTTGTAGTTCAGTTGTTGATCCTACAAATAAAGCATTAGTGACATTTTTTGGTCCTAATTCTTTTATATCTTTAATTTTTTTAAGTTTATCTTGTAAGTCTAATAGATTTTGTGCGATCTCACTTTGACCTTTAATTAATTGACCTGCCACTTCATATGCTCTAGGGTGTTCACCCTCTTTTGCCAATGCAAGTATTCCGTCTATTGCTTCATTACCTTTTTCTAATAACTTGTAAAGTTCTCCTCTACCTGTATCAAAGTCTGTATCAACATCAGCCTGTGGCACAACCACAGCAGGTTTTTCATTTACAATCTCTAAAGGATTCTTTTGTTCTTTTTTATCTAGCACTTCTTCTGCTATGTTTAGTACTTCATTTAACTTGTCATCAATGTTACTCATTTTAAAACCTTTTAATGTTATGTATCGCTACCAGTTTCTTCATCATAGTTTTTACCATCACTAAAGAAATCTATTGTTTCGGTGTATGTGTATGTGTCGTCTTTATCAGCACCTGTAGGATTTGGTGTAACCGTAACCCTCTCACTACGAGAAGGACCTTGATCTGCCGTATCAGTATATAAATCTGCTGACGATTTTCTTATAACGGCACTTGATCCTATCGGACCATATAGATATATCTTTGCAGTAAATTTTAGTGAATATATAATTCTTCTTCTGTCTGTCAACGCACCTTGATAACTATCTTCATAATCGACACTTTCTAGTATGAAAGGAATATCTCTTTTCGTATCCATAATATCTCTATCGATAATCATAGTGACTGTATAGTCTGGTTGAAAGTATGGAAGTATTTGTTCTATAACTTGTAGACCATCATCTGAGGTTGCAGTAAAAACATTTAATTCAAAACTTACGTCATATGGTACAGGAGAGTATTGTGTAAATACTTTTTTTTCATCTCCACTAGCATTTTTAGCCACACTATATCTTTGATTTTTATTTAACTTACGAGAACCATCATAAGCATAACCGGTGACATCAAATGACATTCGAGGTAGAGTAATCGCCACGCTTGAATCGTCTCCAGTTAAGTTTGAATTTTGATCTAGTCTTGCAATAAACTTTTCTTTAGGTGCATATGATAAAGGCACTCTAACTGTTTGTAAAGGATTCCCGCTAGAATCCAATCGTTTGATGTTGATATTATTAAATATCGTACCGAACGCAATTACAGTATTTCTAATTGATTTATGGTAAAAGTGTTGTCCAAACATTAATAATCATCCACTTCCCCGAAAGGATTTCTTTCGCTAAAATCTAATATATCATCTGCCGTAGATGATGTTGTTGTTCCTGCTTTATCTTCAAATGCTTTACCATCATCAACAGGTTGTTGAGTCTTCATTGTAAAGCTTTCATTAACAAGATAGTTAATATCGCCTGTATCACTCTCTAGTGTAATTGCACCAGAAGCAGATGTACCAGTTTCTAAACTAAACTGAAAGTTCATTGTGTCTGTTGATAATGCGTCTTCAACAGCGTCAATATCAGCGATACCTGTATCAACTCTTTCAGAGCTGTATTCCCATTTAGTACAAGATAATTTGTAAACAGGCAAAGCACTTTGTTGATAAAAAGGTTGTTCGTGTTCAACAAATTGTATCTGAAAGAATGCTTTTGTTGTAGGGAAATAAACTATATCACCTTCTTGTGGTCTCTCAGCAACTAGATCACTATTGTTAGATACTAAAGTTTCCCATCTCAATTTAGATACAGTAAACTTAATATCATCTCTTAATTCTAAACCAAACTTTTTGATTATCTCTTGTTCACCCATATATCCATCAGTATTGTCAACATACATTTCTATAATGTACGAGTCATCAAAAGATGAAGCAGGGTCCTCACCAAAGATAGTATCTTTGTTCGCTATCTTTCTCGGTAGGTAAAAAACATCTTGACCATATATCTTAAGCTGTTCTATAATTAAATCTTCGTATAATCTTTGCTCAGATGTAGTGCCAGTGCTGAAATAAGTATTAGTTGGCATTTAGTTTTTATCCTTGTTGCATATGTGCAGGCTCTTCATAATTTGATCTAATTTCTTCCTCAAGTTTTTGTTGCTCTGCGATTGCTGTAGAAAATAGTTCAGGTCCGTTGAGTGTCACTCCACCTAACATTGCTGTACCATTAAATTTAGATAGGTTTTGTCCCCATTGTCTTTTAATTAGTGCTGTTGTATATCTCTTTAGATAGATATCGTCATACATATCCACATTGTCGTCTGGATTTAGTTTTCTAAAAACTTCTATTACTAAAAATTCACCTGCTGTAATATCGTTTGCCCAATCTTGATCAATGAATAATTTGTTTGATAGATGATTGAATCTCATTGGTTTTTCACCAACCAATATATGATCTAAGAAATCTAAATGACGCATTGTCATTTCATAGTGTACAATACTTGTAGATGAAAAATCGTATAGATCATTTAATCTTAATTGATACTTAACGTCAAATATATTTAGATTTGCTCTATCAGATAGAGGAAATACATTCACAACAGAAATTACTGAAGCAGGAACTACAAGAAAATTGTTTCCTTGTTTCCATGCTGTTGTTACACCATTATCTGTAACCGATTCGCTTGCGTCTGTTGTCATTCTAGTGACATCAGCTTCTGTCACTAAATATTTTAAATACATTCTCTCAACACCATCTGTATGATATTGACAAAAATATTGTACTGCTTCGTCTATTCTATCATCTACTTGGTCGTCATCAACATTTATATCGATAACAGGTTTACCCAATGATCTTAAGCAGTATTCTTTTAATGTTGCTTTTGTATTTGGTACGGCCATAATTTTTTCCTTATAATACTATTTAGTTATCCTAGAGCGACTGCCTGTGCGATTGCAAATGCCTTTGTCGCCTTTGTGTCTAAAGCTGTTTGTATATTACCTGTCACTCCATCTACATGATTTAATTCAGTAGCAGAAGCAGTGATTGCTGTGCCACCTATCGATAAAGTAGTCATGCCTACTGTTCCTAGTCCTGTTATCTCTTTTGAAGAACCAAGAATAACTGCCTTACTAGCAGTTGCTGTTCCTGCTGTCACACCATCTAATTGTGCAATTTCAGTACCAGAGATTTCAGCGTCACCTACAACTAAAGTACCACCTGACAAAAATAATTTACGCCAAGGTCTTGTTGCAGAACCTAAATCAAAAGTTCCACCTGTTGTTGGCATTAAGTCTGCTGATATTTTATTTGTGTCTAATCCACCACCAACAGTAGAAAGTTGTACAGAAGTTAAATTCTTAAAGTTTAAAAACTCTTTAGTTAATTTATCTAGTGAGTCAATTGATTTCAAAGACTTCATCTTGTCTTTATCTAACTCATTCGCAACTTTCATTTCTGAAATATGTCGAAGTACTTTGTCGACCATTTCAGGATCAGCTTCTATATCTTTAGCAGAAGCATTCATTAAACCTTGAACAGCCAAAGAACCTGCCTGTCCATATTTTTCTTCTACTAGTTTCTGTGCCTCTAAAGTCTTAGCGTCAATCTCAACTTTTGGTTTCTCTAAACCAGAGTCGATCAATAATTTTTGTTTTCTTTCTTCTTCTAGTCTTTCTTGTTTAACTTTTTCTTGTTCAATCTTTTCTTCTATGATCTTCTTCTCAAATAATTCAGATAAAACATTTAATCTTGCTTGTGCTCTTTTCTGTTTTTCTTCTTCTGAAAATTCATTAAAAGATGTTTCAGAAATTGCTTCAGTATTCTCTACTTCAATTTGTTTTTCTGTTTTAGGTTGATTTATTAAATCACCAAACATTTCTTCTAAAGCAGATATCTTGGCGTCTTCTTCTTTTATCTTCTTATTTAAATCTTCTTTTTCAAACTCTACATTATTAAGAAAGGTCTTTAATCCTTTTTCAAGGTGCCATTCACTTATTTGTTTTTCAGGATCGATAGATAGTTGTTCTGGTTTCTCTAACTCTCCTGCTAATCTTGCTTCTTGTAATTGTGTTATCTGTTTCTCAATATCTATATCAATCTCTAATCCACTATCAACTTGTTCAAGTTTTACTTTCTCTTGTAAACCTGGCCAGTTGCTATTAATGTATCGTTTAGTTGACATAACTATCTAGTCACGCTTGGTGTAACTGTTGCTCTTCCTTCGATTCTTCTAGTGATGATACCACTTGAATCAGTTTGAGTTAAATCCCAAACATATCTGCCTTCAGCAAGACCTGAAGTCACCGTGTCTGTTAATGTTATTGAACAAGTGCCTGCTGTTGCACTTACGAGAGCAGTAGTAAAAGAAGTAGCACTAGAAGATAAATGAGTCTTCCTTAACTTACTTGTGACTGTACTTCCTGTTAAATCTACAACTGATCCTGTTGAGTCTTTGACTGTCAAAGTTTCTGTGTAATCAGCGTCTTGATCAATAGTGATGTTTTGTATTGTTGCCATTAGTCAAATCCCTATATATTAAATCTTTCTTATATTTATAAGATATTTGAAATTTGATTATCAACGAGTTTTGGGTATACCCAATAGTGGTCTTTTATCATATAAATTAGACTTTGCAAAGGGTCCATTTGCATGATTGTAATGTAAGAATACTTGTCCGCATAACTTACCTTGAAAAGGTTCTCTCCAGTGTTCTAGTTCGCAGCCTGAGTATATAAGCATATCACCAGGTTTTAAATTAACTTGTACACCTTCGGGTGCATTAGGTTTTATAATACCTTTGTATTCTTCAATAACATTGTTTTCTCCTGTTGGATCAATAAAGATAGGCCAGGGATCACCTCCTAAACATAAAGTAGTTGATATCTCACAACTAGGTCTATCTTTATGTCTGTTTAATATATTACCTGTTCTATATAATCTTGTGTAAGAATATGTAGGTATTAAATCTAAATTTGTTTTAGCTTTCATTACAGGTATTGTTTTAATAAGTAATGTTTCCATTAATCGATCTGCATATTTAGCATAAGATCCTGGTACTTGTTTATCTTTAAAATCTCCTATCAAAGGGTTTTTTTCATGTGTCACTTGATTGCTAAGCATCCAATGATCTGCTTCTGCTGATATCTGTAAATAGTTATATCCTATATCAGCTAGTTCTTTTGATATAGCACCACGTATAACTTGATATTTATTTTTTTTAAATGTATTCATGTTCTACCTTATTATACCAAGGAGGCATAATTTGATCTATATGACCTTTTTTATCCCTTCTAATTTGTAAATCTTTTCCTAGTTTAAATAATGCTCTTATTTCATCATCTGTTTTTAATTCTCTTCCCTCTAGTTTAAAAGTAGGATCATAAATATTTACAATGATAGGAATTTCTTTTATGCCTAGTTCTTTAGCAACAGCCATTCTATTATTACCTACAATAACTTTTATATATCTTCCGTAATCATTACCAACTTCTGCATAAACAGGATCAATAATACCATGTTTTTTTATTGAGTTCATAAGAGCTGTTTTAAATTTAATTTCTTCATTATGAAATTCAGGTCTATATGTATATTTAATATCTTCAATAGGTAATTTAGTATAAATGATCATGTTTGTATAAAATTATAAGATACAGATATACGCCAATTCTTTTCACCTTTGTCTGTATTCATATTAATATCCACACCGTGTGGTTGCCATGATGGAAAGAATATCATTCTACCTTCAACAGGTGTGTAAGCACAAACTCTCCATAACTGTTCTGGAAGATTATCTGTACGTCTTGGCATATAAGTATTAGGTCCTGGCCTAGGGTCTTCTAAAAATAATTTACCAGAATTCTTTGGCACTTTTACATAGTACACACCTGACCATAATGAGTTAGGGTGTGTATGTGTTTTATTATAAGAATAAGTAGGACTTACATTAGCCCACATATTTCCTAACCCTAGTTTATTTTCAATACCATAATCTATATTACACTCTTCAGCCATTTTAAATAACTCTTGTGTAAGAGGATTATACTCTTTCTTTTGATTCATGTCTGTTGGACTATGCCAACCAAACCCAGAATTAGTTTTTACTTCTCCCTTTGGCTCAGCTTTACGCCACGCCTTAATATGTTTAAATAAATATTTATTTAATTGTTTAGAGTTAGGTATATCTTTAAAATAGAAAGGAGTTGGAAATAATACTTTTCTTTGTAGTTGACTCATTTAAAAGGTTGACC